TTAAAGGAGATTAGAGATGAGTGATTTATATTACTTCAAGAGTTTAGAGGGGATAGTTCATAATACTGATACACTAAAATTTTTATTGAAACTGAATAAAGTATATGGGTATAAAGTATTCAGTCAACAGTATGCTAAAAGTCAGTGGGCTGAATCTGATATAGATGTAGTTGAATCTATCTTTATTGATGACAATGAAGCTATGAATAGAAACTATACGAAAGTATATTTTATAGGACAGAAGTATATACCGACTGCTTTTGTATTTACAAAATATATAGAGGGTAAACTTACTTACTTTTTTGGCTCTGCTAATGTTTTAAAACATTCAGGATATAACAGAAATATTATTAGGTCAGTGGACATGAACGCACTGATTAAAAAGATAGGCAGAGATCCTGTGGTTCCTAGTAAGAGTTTATGCGATAGGTTATTAAATAGTACACTTGCAAGTCAGATAGTTACAGATGTGTGCGATGTTAAATCATTACACAAACAAATAACTAATGTATCGATGAGTGGTATGACTTTGAAACATCTTATTGAAGTTGCATTAGGTAGGTTACACACAAGTGAAATAGTAGATGGAGTTAAGAAGTTAGCATTGGAAAGTCTTGACAAGATTGAGCAATTAGAGCAAACTGCTATGACAGGGTTTGAGAATATTAAAAATAACTTAATGGATAAAGGCTTTTACATGATTGGTATTAACCGACTTGCACAAGATTCATATGTTGTAGGTAAAGTAAAAGTTAAAGATGAGACACAAGGTAGATATATGTTTACTGAGGATAGTGAATTTAAATCTGTAAGAAATATAGATGAATGGGAACATTCAGATAAAGTAATACCTATACTTACCATGTATAAAATACAAAGAGATGACTATATTAAAGAACAGGATATAGATATACATACTAGATCACCATATCATTTAATATCTAAAAGTACTTGGAATCAGCCTAAATTAAATAGCCCTGAGTTAGGAGTATTGTGTATTAACTTTGATGTTCATTATAGGGAGTTTAATTACCAATGGATTGTGATAACGGATGTTCAATGAATTAGAACCAATACCGCATTTTAAATTAACTGACTTTGTTAGAGTACCTGTATGGCGAAATGGTAAAGAGTATATTGTTTACACTGGAAAAAAGTATCGCAGAAGATATACTCTTACCACACTTCCTGATTGTATTAAATCAAAAATCACTGTTGCAAACTGCCTAGCTACCAATTATAAAAATGATTACGAAATTTCTATTCATGATATTTTTGTATGTGAAGATTACACTGGAGCGGAAGACACTGCTTGGAGAGCATCCGAGAATATGTATGTAGTCATAATCCATGTAAATGATTTCTACGAACTGCAAGGAGAGATAATTGACTCCCGAAAAGAAGATAAAGAATAAAGTAAAAAAAGTTTTAGATAATTTATCCTGTTACTACTTCATGCCTGCGACGGGAGGGTATGGTGCTAGTGGCGTCCCTGATATTATTGCCTGTTGGCGAGGAATATTCTACGGTATCGAATGTAAAGCAAATGGTAACAAACCAACATCATTACAAATGAAACACTTAACTGACATACATTTTGCAGGGGGTATTAGTATTGTGGTGGATGAAACTAATATAGATGACTTAGAAAATATAATGAGAAAGGCTAAGAATGAGTACTCAGACAAACGACGCAAATGAAAGCGTGAGTGAACCCACGAACAAAGTTGACATGGTGAATCACCCTCCACACTATACGGCAGGGGGTATAGAAACCATAGACTTCATGAGAGCAAAACTATCACCTAAAGAATTCATAGGTTACCTACGAGGTAACATCCTCAAATACACTTCAAGACTTGGGTTAAAAGACGACCCTGTCCAAGACGCAGGTAAGATTGAATGGTATGCAAAAGAACTTAATAAATATATTCAGGAGATTAAATCATGAGTGATGATATTTTTATGCGAGTAAAAAGACTTCTTGAGAATCATGTTGAAGTCTTAAATAAACATAGTATCGGCGATGAACATGCGGATGAAGCACAAGATATTATTGACGAGTTAAATGTGTTGATTAAAAACAAAGCATTTATTGAACACTTAGAACACGAGATTGAAGAAGAGGAACGCAAGATGGTCAGCGATGACTTGGCTAAAGAAATTCTTAACGGAAAGTTTTGTGTTGGTGGTAACTGCGAAGACTGAGAACTGGTTTCATTCGGAACAATTACATAAGTTGACGAAGGGGCAATATGGATAGCACATTTACACACGCATTACTAGACTTTGAAGGAAAAATTATTAAAAAATACAGGTGGACAAAGAAAGACCATGAATGGTATATTAATAATCACCCACAGGATACAATCATAAAACTAGACAAACCTGTGTATAAGTCAGATTATCAGAAAGCATTAAAATTAGTAGGAGAGAGTTTATTTTGAGTAAAAGAACAAAATGGGAGACAGCATTAACTGAACGAACAATAACAAAAGTACCTACATACAAACGAGGTCTCACATACGAAGAGAAAGTAGATAGAGTAAAAGAAGTACAAGCAAAATACCCAAATGCTACACGACACAAAATTACAGAGTGGACTGGATATAAGTCTACAATATTAAATGAAATGGAAGAAAATGGTGATATTAAATTACCACCAAAGAAAAGAACAACGAGCAGAAATACATCTTGGATGAGACAATTAGGTAAATTAAGTGGCTGATGAAGCAGATATAGCAAATGATCAAGTACAAAAGGCTCTCGATTTAACAATGAGAACTGTAAATACTAAGATCAAAGATAATGATACAGGTTTATGTATATGGTGTGGTGAACCCGTACACGATAAACGACGTTGGTGTAGTGTGGAGTGTAGAGATGAGTACGACAGGCATAGTTAGTCCATGTACGAGTATATGTAGATATGAAGAAATTGATGGAGAACCGAGATGTATCAGTTGTTTTAGAACCTACGAAGATTTATCTAACTGGATGTATTTAACTAATGAAGAACGAAAACAAAGAATTAGACAAATTAAGAAAGATAGGAGAGAGTATGAACGTCAGCAAAAAAACAATAAAGATATGGGAAAAGAATCTTAAACAAGGCTATCGTTTTTTCCAACCTGATAATGCACTACAGAAAATACCAAGAACACTAAGAGAAGCATATGCCATTAAAAACTCAGGGAAATAAATGTAATAAGTGCTCTAACCCTGCCAAGTACTACGACAAGAAAAAGTGGTGGTGTGGGTTTACAATGGATGCACACGGATACTGCAAAGCAGAGAAAGCGGATAAAAAGTAATGAATATAATAACGCTCGATTTCGAGACGTTTTATGATACTGGGTACGGACTAAACAAACTAACAACCGAAGAATATATAAGAGACCCTCAATTTCAAGTTATCGGATTTAGTTTACAAGTTAATGATGGTAAAGAAAAATGGTATTCAGGTAGTCACGAAGAATTACAAAAAGTATTAGACCAATATGAGTGGGATAAAGTGATGTTGCTTTGTCATAACACTCAGTTTGATGGTGCTATTCTTGGGTGGATATTTAATATTTATCCTAGAGTATATTTAGATACACTATCAATGGCCCGTGCAAAACACGGTGTGAATGTAGGAGGATCACTAGCTTTTCTCGCAAAGAAATATGCACTGGGTGAAAAAGGTACAGAGGTATTAGATGCTAAAGGCAAACGCCTTGAAGATTTTCAACCACATGAACTTCATCAATATGGTAACTATTGTAATAATGATGTTAAGCTTACCTATAATCTATTTAAAGAACTTACCAAAGACTTTCCTCTAGAAGAATTAAAACTGATAGATATAACTTTGCGTATGTTTATTCAACCTACACTTCAATTACATGATGGACTATTATTTGAAAGACTAGAAGAAGTTAAAGAAGAAAAATCTAAACTGTTAGCTAGTTTAATGAATAGACTTAAATGTGATACAGAAGAAGATGTCCGAAAGAAATTAGCAAGTAATAAACAATTTGCTGAACTACTAGAAGAACTTGGTATAGTTGTTCCTATGAAACTTAGTCCAGCCACAGGTAAACCTACGTTTGCTTTGGCTAAGAACGATGTTGGCTTTATTGCTTTGACTGAACATGAGAATAGCTTTATACAAGAACTTTGTGCAGTTAGGTTAGGTACAAAGTCCACAATAGAAGAGTCTCGTATAGAAAGATTTTTATCGATAGCATCTCGTAATGACAGACTGTTACCTATTCCACTAAAATACTATGGTGCTCATACTGGGAGATGGTCAGGCTCAGACAAGGTTAACTTCCAAAACTTACCATCACGAGATAAGAAAAAGAAAGCACTAAAGAATGCTATCCTACCACCTGAAGGACATGTAATCATGAACGTCGACTCATCTCAGATTGAGGCTCGTGTTCTTGCATGGTTAGCAGGACAGAATGATGTAGTAGAACTGTTTAGAAATGGTGAAGATGTATATTCTGTATTTGCATCAAAAGTATTTGGCAAGGAAGTTTCTAAAGATACACCTAGAGAACGATTCATTGGTAAGACTTGTGTGTTAGGTTTAGGTTATGGTACAGGAGCACTTAAGTTACAACATACATTAAAGACATCGCCACCGGGTGCTGACTTATCCGAAGAAGAATGTAAAGACTTAGTTAAGATGTATCGTAATATTAACTACCGCATCATAGAACTATGGAGAAAGTGTGATCAAGCATTAGAATACATGGCTAATTGGTTTGACATGATTGAGCTAGGCGGAGCCAAACCTTATTACCTAGATGAACATAATCTAATAGAGGTAAACCCTCAAGGATTAAAATTACCAAACGGATTGTATATTCACTACCCTGATATAGAAATGGAATCTGTTGATGGTCGTAAGCAATTTTCATACAAATCCCGATATGGTCGAATAAGTATTTGGGGTGGCTCTGTTGTTGAAAATATAGTACAGGCCTTAGCTAGAATTATCATAGGTGAACAGATGGTAGAAATTAATGAGAAATATAGACCTGTATTAACTGTTCATGATGCGATTGTTTGTTCGGCAGCCGAGGAAGAAAAAGATGAGGCATTAAAATTTATTATGGATATTATGTCTAAACCTCCTAAATGGGCACCTGATTTACCCATTACTTGTGAGGGCGGATATGCAGATAACTATGGTGATTGCTAATGGATTTCAATGAAGATTTTTATATTGCTAAAGAAACTTTAGATATTGATACTGATTTAATATTAGATAGATTATTTAAATTAAAGCATATGTGGGTTTCAAGGTCTACTGAGTTTCCTTTCTATACACTAGGTCGTAGTGCATACCTAGATGGCAAAACAGAAAAGTATAAAAAAGATATAATAATAGATAATTTTATATTAGACTTAAATTTCAATGACTTATATAAAAGTGTGATAAACTATTTAAGTTATTTTTTAAGAGAACCTGTAGTGATGGCTTATGATTTAGCTAGACCTGGATTTCATATATTTCCATCAGATAAAAAATTATTAACTATTGCAGGTAATTGGCACACAGACTATCCACATGAAACTTTAGGATTAGGTGACGAAGACACAAGTACATTTACTGTACCAATTAAGATTCCCGAAAGTGGTGCTAGTCTAGATTGGATAGATGAGTTTGATATAATATACAGACTGCCTTATAAAGAAAAAGAATTGATATGGCACTCAGGTAAAATAGTACATCGTATTTCATCGTTTAATGAATACAAACCTGATGAATATAGAATTACTTTACAAGGTCATTTAGTTAGACGTAATGGACAGATGGAGGTATTTTGGTAATGAGCGATGGTGGAAAAGGTAGTAAACAAAGACCTACCGATAAGAAAAAGTTTGATGAGAATTATGACAAAATTTTTGGTAATAAACAAAAGGAGAAGAAGCAATGAAAAATACAGTAAGAGCATTAATTGTACCGACAGCAGACTTATCACAGTATAGTTTTACACTACAAGTAAAAGATGGTAATGGTAACTGGGTGGAAATAGACAAAGTTTATCGACACCCAACCGAAGATAAGCTTTATAATAGCGTTGAAGAACTAAAAGAGGATTTAGCAAATGGCGAAAGTCAAGCAAAGTCTAACGACTAAGGTTCATCAATCTGTTCATAAAAGAACATCACAAGGGGGTCGCCGAGTTAAAATGCAGACCATGAATAAAAATAAAAAAGCCTCATATAAAAAGTATCGAGGGCAAGGAAGATAATGGCAGATTTTACATGGTCTTACTCAAGCTTAAAAGAGTATCAACAGTGTCCAAGAAAGTATCACGAAATTCGTGTACTAAAAAACTACAAAACAAAAGATACTCAAGCCACTATATATGGTAAAGAAGTACACAAAGCTTTAGAAGATTATGTAAAAGAGGGAGTTGAACTAGCGAAGAACTATCAAAGATTCAAACCTGTTGTAGATAAGTTAATATCTATTCCCGGAGAAAAATACTGTGAATACGAGATGGCTTTGACACATAATAAAGAACCTTGTGCATTTGATAGTCCTGACAGATGGGTTAGAGGTATAGCTGACTTAGTTATAGTTGATGGTACACATGCTTTCATTGTTGACTATAAAACAGGAAGCAATAAATATCCTGACCCCAAACAGTTAAGACTTATGTCTTTGATGGCCTTCACTCATTTCCCCGACGTTCAAAAAATTAAAGCTGGTTTATTATTTGTAATGCATAATAGTTTTATCAGTGAAGAATATTTTAGAAAAGATATAGATAAATCATGGGCGATGTTTGAACAACCTCTTAAAAGGTTAGAATCATCATACGACAATAATCAATGGATGCCTGTATCAACCCCACTATGTGGGTGGTGTCCAGTTGAAAGCTGTGAGTTTCATAAAACGAGATAATGTTTAAAAGAAACTGTGTTACATGTGATGCAGAGTTTGAAACACCTCACCCTAATTATATAAATTGTTCTAAAGAATGTAATTCTATCTATAGAGTCAACGCTAGATATGAAAGAGAGAACAATGATTGGGAAAGGTACTTTAAACATCTACTATCTAAAAAAGAATCAAATTTAACAGTTGCTCAATTAATAGGCAAGATAGCAGAGCAAGACTATAAGTGTGCTTTGTCAGGAGTTGAGTTAACCTGTATACATAAACGGGGTACTATCATATTAACTAATGCAAGTATAGATAGAATTAATGCAGGAAAAGAGTATAATTATGATAATATTCAGTTCGTCTGTAGGGCAATCAATAACTTTAGAGGTGACCTGAGTGTAGATGAATTTGTAACTTGGTGTAAGAGGGTATCAGATCATGCCATACGTAAATAAGAAAAGACCATATAAAAAAGAATATCAACAACAAAAAGCTAGAGGTGAACATGATGGACGCATGGAACGTCAACGTGCTCGTCGTAAAGTTGATGCAAAAGGTAAAGACTTAAACGGTAATGGTAAAGCTGATATGAGAGAAGGAAAAGATATTGCTCATCGTAAAGCTATATCAAAAGGTGGTTCAAATAAAAATGGTGTGACTATTCAGTCCCCATCTAAAAATCGTTCATTTAAAAGAAACTCAAGCGGTAAATTAGTTTCTGAAACAAGTAAAAGAGAAAGAAAGAAAGTAAAATAAAAGTTGACTATCTCCAATGGTAGTGTATACTGAAACCTCAATGGTAGAAAGTACACAATATGGAATTAGTTGATAATAAAGCTGTAAAACTTACATTAAAGAACGATTCAGCTGACATAATATTAAATAATATTGAAAAGTCAGAAGTGTTAAGTAGAACAGATGAAGTAACAAATCTTATTATATATTGGGGTCTAGATGAAATGACTAGACTAAATCAAATAATGAGATTCAAAAAGAACCTACCATCTCCTATCACTAAAGAATATAACTGGCCAGGTTTATATCAACCTTTTGACCATCAAAGAGTTACTGCAGAATTCCTATCAATAAATAAAAAAGCTTTCTGCTTTAATGAAGCAGGTACAGGTAAAACATCGTCTGCTTTGTGGGCGGCTGATTACTTAATGAATAAGGGTAAAGTAAGAAGAGTATTAATAATATGCCCTCTATCTATTATGTATTCTGCTTGGCAAAACGATATATTTAATACGTGTATGCATAGAACCTCTGCTGTATGTCATGGTACCGCAGATAAAAGAAGAAAGATTATTAATTCCGAATATGAATTTATCATTATTAATTACGATGGTGTAAACATTGTCCAAGAAGATATTAAGAAAGGTAACTTTGATTTAGTTATTGTAGACGAAGCTAATGCATATAAGTCAACATCTACAACCCGTTGGAAAACAATGAACAAGATAGTAACTATAGATACTAGACTTTGGATGATGACAGGTACGCCTGCATCGCAGTCACCGTTAGACGCTTATGGTTTAGCTAGATTAGTATGTCCTAATCGAGTACCTAAATTTAAAAATGCATGGAGAGATAAAGTCATGTATCAAGTATCAAGATTTAAATGGCTACCTCGTCCAACAGCTAAGAACGATGTATACAGTGCACTAAACCCAGCGATACGCTTTGCAAAAAATCAATGTCTTGATTTACCTGATGTAATGTATCAAACGAGAGAAATACCTTTGACTCCGCAGGCGCATAAATACTATAAAGAACTTAAAGATCAAATGTTGATTGAAGCGGCTGGAGAACAAATTACGTCTGTAAACGCCGCCGCAAACTTAAACAAACTACTTCAAATATCTGGCGGGGCTGTATACACAGATACTCATGAAGTGGTAGAATTTGATATTAAACCTAGACTAAATGCATTGTTAGAAGTTATGGAAGAAACAGAGCATAAGGTATTAATATTTGTACCTTACAGACATACGATAGAATTAATATCTAATTTTTTAACGTCTAATAATATTGTAAATGAACTAATACATGGTGATATTAGTGCTACTAAACGAGCAGATATAATTAACAGATTTCAAACGTCAGACAACCCTAGAGTGTTAGTAATACAACCTCAGTCTGCATCGCATGGTGTAACTTTAACTAGAGCAAACGTAGTTTTGTTCTGGTCTCCAGTTATGTCAGTCGAAGTATACTTACAATGTATTGCTAGGATGGATAGAGTTGGGCAGGTAAACAAAATGACAGTTGTTCACTTGCAAGGTTCTGATGTTGAAAAAAGGATGTATGCTATGCTACGGGGTAAAGTAGATAGACATACTGCATTAGTTGATCTTTACAGAGAGGAACTTGAAATATGAGTGAGATAAATACTGAGAAGTTAGTCAAGACCTATCTAACTATAAGAGATGAGCGAGATAAGTTAACTAGAGAGTATGATGAAAAATACAAAGAGTTACAAAATGATCTCTTACAGATTGAACAAGTCTTATTAAATTCTTGTAATGAAATAGGTGCGGAAACTATTCGCACTGGACACGGCACTATTATGAAAACTACACAAGAGAAATATGTGTGTGGTGATTGGGATAACTTTAAAAAGTTTGTACTAGAGAATCAAGCAATAGAACTATTACACCAACGAATCCATAATGGTAATATGAAAGAATTTTTGAGTAATCGTGAAGATGAGGGACTCCCTCCAGGTATTAATTCTATGCGTGAATTCAAAATTATCGTTAGAAAACCTAGCGCAAAATAATAATTAGGAGAACTATATGAGTACAGATTTACAAACCATATTGCAAAATAATCCAGCCCTTGTGCAAACAGGACTAGATGAAGATACACTTGCCGTTGCCGGTGGTGCAACGTCCGGTGCGAAGCGAATATCTATTCGTGGTAAGAACTTTCACAAAGTAGTTAATGGTAAAGAAGTATCTACTATTGAAGATAACTTTATGAATGTTGTAGTTGTTAAAATGGCCCACAATGCTTCAAGAACTTTCTATGCATCTTCATATAAAGAAGGTGAAAGAGTTAGTCCATCATGTTGGTCAAATGATTCACAAGTGCCTGACCCTGAAGTACCAACCCCACAAGCTAAGTCTTGCGATCAATGTCCACAAAGTGTTCGTGGATCAGGTATGGGTGGAACGGGTTCAGCATGTAGATTGTCATGGAGAATTGCAGTTGTATTACCTAATGATCCATCAGGTGATGTATTGCAAATGGTTTTACCAGCGACATCATGTTTTGGTAAAGAAGAAGGCGGTAAATGGCCATTCAGACCTTATGTACAAATGTTAGCTAATAACAATGTTAGTGCTGGCCGTGTTGTAACTAGAATGCAGTTTGACCCTAAATCTTCTGTACCTAAATTGTTATTCTCTCCTGCTGCGGCAGTAAATCCTGAGGATATTCCTATTCTACAAAAGCAAGCTAAAACAGGTGCGGCAGAGCAAGCTGTTAAGCTGACTATATATCAAGGTGAAAGTAAAGAGCAAGAAGTTAAAGCTACTGAACCAGAACCAGTGAAAGAAAATGTAGAAGAAGTTGCCGAACCTATAGCTGAGCCAGTAGTAAGAAAATCAGCAACATCGGAAGAGGCAGTTGAAAAGGTAAATGATGTAGTAGACATCATGGATAAATGGGGTATTAAAGACTAGGGGGAGTAAATGGCTAGACCATACAGTAGTAAATTTTTACTTGAACTAGACCGTGCTAATCCAAAAAGGCTTGGGGTACAGTTGGCTAAGATGTGTGTAGAAGCAAACTTACCAATATCCTATGTGGCTCAAGCCTTTAATGTTTCACGAATGTCAGTTCATAGTTGGTTTCGAGGTAGTTATATCAGAGACAAAAACTGTTCTAAGATTGAATTGTTTATGGATGCAGTTAGTGCAGACTTAAAACATGGTGGCTTACCTGCGCCCTCGCACAAGTATGCTAAATTATACATAGAAACAGTAGTTAAAGATAAATTGAAAAGAAGCCAACAAAATGACAACAATAACTAAATTTTACGAAGCAGTAGCACCGCATAGTGGAAACAAATACTGTATTGCCTGGACAGGCGGTAAGGGTATGGTACACGACTATGTGACTAAAATTGAGGATATAGAACCTAAGGTTAGGTTACTTGAGAAGAAAGGTAATATTAATGTATTCCTTGCTATGTCATCTTTTGACAAACTTCGTTCAAATGACGATGCACAATTTAGAAGAAGTTTCTTTGTAGACTTAGATTGTGGAGAAGGTAAATTTGAAGATGGTAAAGGATATGATACTAAGCAAGATGCATTAAATGCTTTAAAAGAATTTATTAAAGATACAGGATTGCCACTTCCTACTTTAGTAGACTCAGGTAATGGTATTCACGCTTATTGGCCAGTAGGCAAAGATATGTCTATGGAAGAGTGGGAGCCATATAACGTTAGGTTGTATACACTATGTAAAGAAAAAAACTTTCTAGCAGATCAGGCTGTAACTGATAGAGCTCGGATTATGAGAATGCCTTACACGCATAACTGTAAGAATGATAATCCTAAACCTACCTATGTTATCAATGATGATATAGTTGAATGCTCTTTAGATGATATGAAAAAAGTATTAGATGCAGTAGAGATACAAGAATCTTTAGGCTCTATACTAAAACAAGCTGCGAGAGAACCTTTAACAGAAGAAGAAAAGAAAGATTTAAAACTAAATAATTATGATACATCGTTTAAGAATATCATAAAGAAAGGTGAATCTGGTTGTCCTCAAATAATAAGAATAGCTCGCAAAGATGCAAATGATGTTTCTGAACATGAGTGGTGGAGTATGTTATCTATCATGCAACATTGTTCAGATAGGAGTGATGTAATACATGCATTCTCAAAAGACCACAAAGATTATAAATATGAAGATACAGAAGAGAAGGCTAATAGAACACAAGATAAACCACATACCTGTGAAACCTTTAATAAATTAGAAGAAGGTATTTGTTCAGGTTGTAAACACTATAAGAAAATATCAAGTCCTTTACAGTTAGGTAAAGAGTTTATCCCTGCGCCTGCGGTAATAGATTCTCCAGTGACAACTAAACAAACTGGTACAGATTTGACTAAAGAGTTTGTAGGATTACCTAAAGATATGTACCCATTTGTATATGGGTCTAAAGATGGTGGTATATATTATGAACATCCAGTATCTTATGACGAAGACGGACAGCCTGTAAAACAGCCACCTACATTAGTATCACAGTATGATTTATACCCTATAAAACGAATCTTTAGTGAAGTCGATGGTGAGATACTTGAAATGAAAATTATTTTACCTAGACAATCAGGTGAACCTGAACACAGGATATTTAGAATTCCAGTAGTGGATATATATCAAACTGAAAAGTTTAAGCAGGTTGCTAAATGGGGCGTTACATGGAGTATGGCAATTAAAGGACAACAAGGGTATCTTATGGAATATTTTCACAGATGGGTAGACCATTTAATTAAAAATAATGATGCAGAAGTAGTTAGGGGTCAGATGGGCTGGACTATGGATAAAAAAGCATTTGTTATTGGTAACAAAGAGTATAGGCTTGTAGAAGGTAAAGCTAAAGAGTTTGATAGCGCTACGTCTGATTTAGTTAGAGGTATTGCTATGCACCTTCGTCCAACAGGAAGTTACGAGAAGTGGAAAGAGTGTATACAGATGCTTAATAAACCTAACTATGAGCTACATGCATTTACGTTCTTAACTTCGTTCGGCTCTATATTATTAGATAGAACATCTACATCAGGTATGACTATATCTCTTTATAGTAGTGATTCTAGTACAGGTAAGACAGGTGCTTTGTATTCTGCTATAAGTGTATGGGGTCACCCTAAAGAAACATCAGTATTAGGTACAGATGAAGGAGCTACTAGACGAGCTGCGATGGGTCGATATTTAGCACTACGTAACATTCCTTTTGGTTTTGATGAAATGGGTGGACAAGACCCTAAGATCGTTGCTGATATTATTCATAGTATTTCTCAAGGTAAAGCGAAACTTAGGATGCAATCTAGTGTCAACGCTGAGCGAGATTACGAGATGTACTCATCAATGATAGCTATATTTACGTCGAATCACTCCGTATACAAGAAACTTATACAGGTAAAACGAAATCCTAACGGTGAAATGGCTAGGTTACTAGAGTTTGAAGTAGACCCACCACAAGAGTTAGTTAAAGATGCGTATGAAGGTAAGCGTATGTTTGCACCATTACATCATAACTATGGTTGGGCAGGCCCAGAGTTTATCAAAGGTCTATTAGAGATGAGTGATGAAAAGATAGAACAAAGATTAGCATACTGGACAGATCGTATTATCAAAGACTTTAGTAGTGATGGTGTGTATCGTTACTATCATAATACTGTTGCAGCAACGTTTACTGGAGCTGAGATAGCAATTGAACTAGGTATAATTGATTTTGATATAGAAAGAATATATACACATATTGTTAGTCAGATGATTAAGATTACTAATAATGTTATCAATCTAAACAAAGTAGATTATTCTGAATTATTTGGTGAGTATCTTGGTGCTAATCATAGAAACACTATACAGGCAGAAAATCATAGAATTGTAGTTGAACCTCTAGGCACTCTATTAATTAGAGACGATCTTGATCTTAATAAAGTATTCTTGCAAACTACAGCATTCGATAAGTTCTTGATAGAACGTGGTACTAACGTAGATGATTTTATAGCTCAAATGAATCTAAAAGGTTATAAGACATCTAAGATGAAAAAACGTATAGGAGCAGGTTGGAAACCCGGTGCTTCTGCATCTGCAGTATCATGTGTTGTTATAGAACGTGATAAGCTTGTAGTAGAAATGCTTCAAGAACAGGAGCAAGAGCAGAAAGATAAGGAGCAACAAACTGAAGATATACAATGAACCAGAATGGTTGTTCCCATTTGATTGGATGGAGATAGGGGATAGTTTCTTTATACCGACCCTAAAACCATCCAACATGGTTTATGTTGTTGAAACTGCGGCTAAGAAAGCTCAAATAAAAGTTAAGTGTTATGTTACCGAGAAGGGTGGTCACCTAGGAGTACGAGCCTGGCGTGTACGCTAGTCGTTCATTTCCATCATTGTTTCTGCTTGCGCTGCAGCCATACGTTTATATACTAACTGCATATCTTTCAATGGGTCTAGTAATTCTTTACGTTCTTTTGGTGATAAGTCTGGCATTCTACGAATCATATTCATTTGAGCATTCAATGGGTTAATATACTTATTAATAAAGTCATTATGTGTATCAACTATAGCTACATCAAACGGATTCTTTTCTAAATACTTAACATATAACTCTGGTTTTGCTATCATAGTTTTTAGTCGTTTTTCTTTTTCTTTAACTATATTATCTATTCTTGCATATGCTCTTTGGTCTACTTTTGAATAGTTACTTATAAAACTTTCAAGGAAGACAGTGTCACGTTTAACTTCAAAATCTTTCTGACCTGCAATAGTAAGACCTATACCATAACCGTTTTGAGCCATTCTACCGAACCCATCTACATAGTTATTTGCAAAGAAATACATAGTATTAGGACTCCAGTCTATATACCCCCCTGAAATATCAAACAATTTAGCTGAAGCATCTTTCCATAAGTCAGGCACATTATCCCCACCAGTATAAGCATCACCATATCTAGCTTGTCTGTTATTATATATTTGCTGACCAAATGCATTCATATTCATAGCAAACTCAACTGGAGGTCTAGCTATAGAAGGTAATACTGAGTCTACAATAAATGCCATAGGGTTATCAGCGGGGTTCATACGTGATACAGGCAATGGGATAAAAGAATCAATAGCAATGTTAGTCATATTACCAAGAATTTGTAATGGTGAATTTTCTTTCGCTGTAAACATAGCAGACATTTGAGCTCCCATAGCAGCGAGACCACCTAAGCCAAAACCCCATGGAATCTGTAATACTTTATCTTCTCCAATCCAGAACCTAGCAAATCTTGACCAACGACCCATATCATCATTTAGTGCTTGGTTTCTATCTTCGTCATCATCTCCGGCCATAGCTACAGCCATAGCATATACAACTGCACCCATACCTAAAATACTTAGTCCAACTGCAGTAGCTGCTCGTTTGCTTCTTTCAAACTCTGCTTTTGATCTTGCTAATGCTTCAGGATTATTTTTAATAGTATCAGGTAGATTAGCTTGCACAGATTCCCAAGACCTTAATGCTGGAGCTATTGATTCTAATGCTCTTACTGCACCTGTAGCAGATGGTCTGAAGAACATAAACCATGCACCAATCTCTTTACCCATCTTACCTACTTCTTCAAAGTTAGCTAGACGTTTAGCATATACTGTAGCTTTTTCTTTTGCCGCTTTCTCTACTTCTGCTCTTTGTTCTTTAGTTGGGTTAGCAGGCATATAGTTAGCTAGATAGTCTGTTTTAAATGTTTGATAAGCCGCTATACGAGAAGCTAATTCAAATGTAGCCATCCAGCTATCAAAGAAGTTTGTTATACCTTCATTAGTTTTTACTATCTTGTTTTTACCTAACGTTCTAT